TGCGCAATGGCGAGCGGGCAGCCTTGCGGACTTACGTCAAGCGCATGTGCGGCGTTGACGATCCGGAATTCATGGACGGCGACCAGGCCATTAACGTCATTGAAGGCCTTAAGGCAATGAAGCGGCGTGGCGGCGATCGAGCGGCCAAGGGTTCCGGGTGATGCCATGGTCGCCCCTCGTGTCCGTACATGTTGCGCCTGGCCAATCCGGCAAGAGCTTGACGGCGTACGGGCGGCGCGGGCGGCGATCCTAAGGCGGTTACGGCCGATGCGGCCGCAGTCCCTCAGATACCAGGATTTGCGCAAGACCTTGGCCGGGTTGACGGCCAAACAATTGAAACTCGAAACCCTTTTGGAAAATGCGGAGCGCGGCGCGTGACGAAACCATTGACCTTTGATGATCTGACCCGCGATGAATTGTTGGAATTGTTGAAGAACGGCGGGGGCTGGAGCGTCGGGCTTCGCGACATCTTACGTGCACGTTGGCAAGTCGCGTCTCGCGCTTCGGATCAAAAATTTCAGGCGTTCCTCAGGGTATCGGGTGAATACTCTAAGCGTTTCCAGGAGAGCCTTGGTGCACCGCCGTCCAAACGCGAACGCTTGGAAGAACAAGCCTTTCGACTTCGTATTGCGGAACGCAAGGCCAAGCGCGCGGCTGACGCTGCCGAACGCAAGGCCGACCGGCTCTACAAAGAACTCATGGCGACTTATGCGGAGCAATCCGCATGAACAATCTGCATAACCCCTCGGCATTCTCAAGAGCAATCAATGCCCGTTGGACCGAAGCGGCGATGGCCATTATCGAAGTCGCCAAAATGCTTGTTGCGGCGAAGGAAAATCTTGGACACGGCGCGTTCCTTCCCTGGATAGAAAGGGAATTGCCATTTTCCCCGCAGACCGCGCAAAAACTGATGAAGATCGCCAGGACCGGGCATCTGACAAATGCCGCACATGTGCGGTATTTGCCTCCGAATTGGGGAACGATTTACGAGCTTACCAAGGTCGACGAAGCGGAGTTTTCCGAGCTGATTGAAGGCGGCATTGTGCGGCCGGACATGGAACGTTCGGAAATCGACGTTTACCGCAAACGCCAGATCCGCGCCGGACATCATGCGGCGCTGGCGCAGGCGTCCGAGCAATCGGCGCAAACACTCGGGCGGCGTCTCTATCCGATCATCTGCATTGACTGTCCCTGGCCAAGCGAGGCCTACAGCGATGCTGGCATGCTCAAGGCGCAAGAAAACAAATACCCGACTATGTCGTTTGACGAAATCCGGGCATTGGACATTCCGGCGCTAGACGAAAGCATCATGTTTATGTGGGGAACCGCGAACCTGTTGGATCAACAAATCGGGGTCCTAAAGGATTGGGGATACCGGTATGTCACCAATTGGGATTGGTGGAAGGATGAGGACCGGGAGGGCAATCATCACGGCCAGGGTCATTGGTCCTACGGTGATCACGAGCATATCCTGATTGGTCGGAAGGGAACGCGGCCAGGTCCGCCACCCGTGGACCTTCGACGGTCGAGCGTGTGGGGTTCGCCGCGCCGTGGCCACAGCGTCAAACCCGACGAACTCTATGCCTACATTCACTCCTGTTATCCGACGTTGCCGAAACTCGACATGTTCGCGCGGACGATCCGTCCGGGCTGGGATGGCTGGGGAAATCAATATGAAGGCAACGCGGGGCGCGCGGCATGACGGACGTTCAAAAATACAAATCGGGCGATCTTGCCGACGTGGAAGTCTATTGCGGTGTAGATGTTGCCGATGCCCTCCTGGACGCCTTGGCGGGCATCCAATTGTATATTCCGAAGACCTACTCGGATAACCCGATGCTGGCCAAACTCTCCCGGCCGGTTGCGGACAAATTGATTGCGTCGTTTGGCGGCGGACAAATCTATGTATCGCGCGACGAACCGATCAAGTCGAACCGCGACAAGGTTTCTGAACTGCACGGCAACGGGTTGACTCCGCAAGAAATCGCCATTCAAATTGGCGTTAGTCAAACCCGCGTTTATCAAATTCTTGCGGCGATCGGAAAATCACCAGGCGGCAAGAAACACATAGACGACCGGCAAATGGACATGTTCACCGCCGAGTAATTCGGTTGGTAAAGGGCTTTTTTTAGTCCCGTTCTCACTCACTCATAAATTGATTGCAACACCTGGAAAATCTCCGGGACGTTGCATCTGATTTGCGCCGTCTCGGAACTTTGATCGGAGGTCGGCATGCAGTTTCCCTTGGTTGGCTCTGGCAACAAACAACGCCTCGGTCGAGAAGATTATGAGGCCATAGCTCGCCATTACAACGTCCCGCTGGCACATCTTCGCGCCGTTGTGAAAATCGAAGCGGCGGGAAGCGGGTTCACATGGGGTGGTCTGATCAAGGCGCTTTATGAAGGTCATGTCATGTATCGCAATGCCGGCCCGCACCGCAATGCACTGGTATCACGCGGGCTGGCCTGGCCGAAATGGAACCGCAAGCGCTACAAAAAAGGCACGCGAGCGCAACATGATCAAATCGCGAAGGCCTATGACGTAGCCGGCGACCACGCACTGAAAGCAGCATCCTACGGCTTGCCACAAGTGCTTGGCGAGAACCATGCCATGTGTGGGTTCAAGACGGCCGGTAAAATGGTCACCTACATGCTCGAAGGCGAGATCCGGCAACTTGATGTCATGATGCGGTTCATCAAAGCGACAGGCATTTTGGCGGCGCTTAGAAAAGGCCAATGGCACAAATTCGCGCGGCGCTACAACGGCCCGAAATACAAGAGGAACCGGTACGCTCAAAAGCTTGCCGCCGCCGTTCGGCTTTACAAACGATCGCCGGATCATGGTTTGACGGGTGGCGGCAACATACGTGTCGAAAGCGCCCGTCAGAAACAACCGGACGAAAACGTCCGGGACGTGCAACGGGCACTCAACAAATTGGGTTACGGCCCGATCGCGGCCGATGGCTGGAGCGGTCCCAAAACCAGCAAGGCCGTTCGTGCTTTCCAGGAACATCATCCCGACCTTGCCAATGACGGCATCATAGGCCCGCAGACCATGGCGGCGCTGGATATGGCACTCAAGCACAAGGCGCATAAGCCCGTTGTCGAAAAGGCGACGGGGTTGGCTTCCGTTGGCGGAACGGCGGGCGTCGGTGCGGCCGCAACCGCTGTTACCGTCGCGCAAGGTCTCCCCTGGCAGGTTGGCGCGATCATTGCGTGCCTTGTTGTTGTCGGGATTGTCGGCCTGGTCGCTTACCGCTGGTGGTTCAAAGACCGTTTTGACCAGGAGGAAGCCAAGGCGGGTTTTGCCGAAATAGGCTTGACCATCCCCATGAAACCATGGGCCGATCGGTTCGGCGACGGTAGTCAGGCGGAGGGCTGACATGCAACAGCAGTTTGTCGGATCGGCCCTGGCGGGAGGTGCTTTGGCCAAAACCCTCTTACCCGTCGCAATGAAGGGCGGCGCGAAGATCCTGGCCAAGGTTTTGCGCAAACGTGGCGGCATAGCCGGTGAAGTTGCTGCCGAGGCCGCGATCACGATTGCCGATGAATTCAGCGTCGATGCGTCACCGATGGGAATCGAGATGGCTATTGAACGCAATCCGGACGGTGTCGCCGATGCCCTCAAGGGCTTTGAAGACGGCCGCCAGGAAACGCTTTTGACCGTCATTCAAGGCGGATTCGACCTCGTCGCAAACGATCAAATGGCCGAGGACAAATACCGGTCACGCGTCCGCCCGACCGTTATCTATGTATTTCTCATGGTCTTTGTCTGGATTGTCGGCCTTGCCACCTTCGCGCCGCCCGTCGCTGCCCTCTTGGTTGAACAGATCGCGAGCCTTCCAGCTGAATTTTGGTACGTGATCGGCGCGGCGGTCGGCAGTTACAACATTGCCCGGTCTGTCGACAAGGGCATCAAGAACGTGTTTGGCGGGAAGATCTGAATGAGCGAGGCGATCAAGTGGCTTGACCAGGCCAAGGTGTGGGGTTCGTTGCTCGCGACGATCGTTGGCGCGACGGCGCTACTGCTGAACTACATTTCTGATTTCCGATTGGAAGTGCGGACAACCAACCAAAGCCAATCAGCCCGGATTGTGGCGCTCGAAAAGGAAGTCGACCGGCTCGAAAAAGCCAAGGTCGCTCATGGAATTCTGATCCGCGAACTTGAAAGGCGGAATGATCGTTTCGTGGAGTTCGAAACCAAGCTTTCCGCCGTCATCACGGAAATGGCTTTCCTTCGTGAGACGCTTGTCGACATTCAGGGCGACCTTAAGACCGTTCTTATGCGTCGATCCTCCTATATGCCGGACGCGGCATTACATCCCGCACGTTAGGCCAACCCATGGCCAATGAAGAAAACCGACGCAAGGCGCGCAAGGCTTACATCTTTGAACGTCTGTCAATCCCGACCATTGCAGTCATGCTTGGCGTTTCGCAACAAACCGTGCGGCGCTGGAAAAAGAAAGCACGCGACGAAATCGGCGACGATTGGGACTTCCAGAAATCGGCGAACGCCATGGCCGGCCAAGGTCTGGAGCCAGTGGTAGTCGCGCTGGTCGAAGACGTGGTTCTGCAAGCTCAAGCGATCATGGAAAACGTCAAAGGTAACGATGCAATTTCGGCCGCCGACAAAATCCAGATGATCACGCAATTGGCCGACGCCTTGAACAAGATGGTCGGCGCGGCCGGCCGGATCGCGCCGAAGGTATCCGAACTTGGCGTTGCCATGGACGTCATCAAGCGGTTGTCGGAATACATCCGGGAACATCGACCGGACCTGGCCGACACATTCCTTGAAGTGCTTGAACCATTCGCGGCCGATCTGACCGAGGCCTACACATGAGCTTCGGACACGATGTGCAAAAGGATCTGAAACCGCGCGCGTTCCTGGAACAGATCGGCGAACTTGCCGAGGCGTTCCGGCAAAAGATCGAACTGGAGGTCGAGGCGTTCGCCGTTGACGGCGACGCCAGGCGCAAGCGAATTGACCAGGTCAACGACCCGGACGGGTATCGGTTCTTTGCCGAGACCTATTTTCCGCACTATCTGAAAGCGCCGCCGTCCAAGCTGCATCAACATCTCTATGAAAGTTTCCCGACAATCCTGGCCACGGAAAAGGGCTGCAAGGAACTTGTGATTGCGCCGCGCGGTTCGGCCAAGTCGACCCATGTCAGTTTGATCTTTCCGCTTTGGTGCATCGTGCGCGCGGCCAAGCACAATATCGCCTTGATCATGGACGCGTTCGAGCAGGCCGCAATCATGCTTGAAGCGCTGAAAGCGGAATTGGAAGTCAACCCGCGCCTGGCCTATGACTTCCCCGATATCGTCGGCCAGGGACGCACCTGGCGCGAGGGCGACATCATCACGCGCAACAACATCAAGCTTGAGGCGTTCGGGACTGCAAAGAAGATCCGGGGCCGCCGACATGGACCGCACCGCATTGACCTAGTGTTGATGGACGATATCGAAAACGACGAAAACGTTGAAAGCCCGAGGCAAAGGCAAAAGCTTGAGAATTGGGTTTTGAAGGCCGTGATGGAACTCGGTCCGGCCGATGGCTCCATGGATGTGCTTTATGCCGGAACGGTCCTGCATCATGACGCGGTCATTGTCCGGTTTTCCCGCAAGCCCGGCTGGAACGTTCACGAATTCCGCGCCATCCTGGAATGGCCTTCGGACATGCCGCTCTGGGAAAGGTGGGAAGAAATTTATCTGAACGAAGGTGAAGACGCGGCCGATGATTTTTACGGCGAAAACAAGGTCTGGATGGATGACGGTGCGGTTGTGAACTGGCCGGAGGAACAGCCGCTTTTGTTCCTCATGAAGAAACGCGCCGGCAGCCATAACGCGTTTGAATCGGAATATCAGAACAACCCGATTTCCGACAACGCCTTGTTCCAGGACTTGACCTATTGGGTCATGACGCGGCGGGATTGGTTGTTCTTTGGTGCGATTGATCCGAGCTTGGGAAAACGCAATCGGCACGGCGACCCGTCCGCCATCCTGATCGGTGGCTATGCCGATGGCATCATGGACGTGGTCGAGGCGTCTATTCGTCGGCGATTGCCTGATGTCATCATGGACGATGCAATCGCCTTGCAAAAGGAATATGGCGCGGCGCTTTGGTTCGTTGAGGCGGTCCAGTTCCAGGAATTGTTTCGAACCGACTTGATGGCAAAGGCGGTTCTAAAGCATGTCGCCATGCCATGCGTTCCCGTGACGCCGATTGCCGACAAGGCCTTGCGCATCGAGCGGCTACAGCCGGCTGTCGCGGCCGGACAAATCCGATTCCACAAGGCGCATTCCACGCTCCTAAGCCAACTCCAGCAATACCCGAATGCCGACCACGACGACGGCCCGGACTGCCTGGAAATGCTTTGGACCGGAGCCGTTCAATATGGTGGCGGCGCGCTGACCGGCGACGCGATCCGCACGACGGCCGTGGCGGCGGACACTTTGCAGGGGTTTAGATTGCTATGACTGATGCCACGCTGGATATGGCGGAAAAGAAGCAGGTTCCGGACGTTGGTGGATTGATCGCGACCGCGTTTAATGACGTGACCATCCCCATGTTCACGACCGTGTTGCAGCCGTTGGACGATACGCTGATACAGCGCGGACAGGGCAAGGGCTTGAAGCTCTACGACGAAATCGAGCGCGACACGCACGCGTTTTCGGTTTTGCAGAAACGCAAACACCAGTTGATCGCGCGGGAATGGATTGTTGAACCGGCATCGGAAGACGCGATCGACGTTAAGGCCGCTGATTTTGTCCGTGATGTCCTGGAGCATCTTTACTTCTCCGATCCATCCGAGGAATTGCCGGAACAAAAGCTATCGGGCTTCGATCAATTGTGCCTGGAAATGGGCGACGCGACTTTGAAGGGCTATGCGATAGCGGAAACGGTTTGGACGCGGGATGGCGCGCACATCCGGCCGGAACGGATCGTCAGTCATGAGCAACGGCGTTTCACGTTCGATCATGATTGGAAACCGCGTTTGCTAACGCGGGCAGCAATGATGGACGGGATTGAATTGCCAGGACGCAAGTTCATCGTTCACCGGTTTGGCGTGAAGGGAAACAACCCATTCGGCCTCGGTCTAGGGTCGCGCCTGTTTTGGGCTGTTCTGTTCAAACGCGAAGGCGTCGCCTTCTGGCTTAAGTATCTGGAGAAGTTTGCCGCGCCGACACCGGTCGGTAAACATCCCCTCGGCATGTTGCCGGCCGATCAAAACAAGATCCTGCAATCCCTTGAAGGTCTGAACAATCGGCAGGCGATCGTTGTTCCCATGGGAACCGAACTTGACTTGATTGAAGCAAAGCGGGCTGGCCAGGCCGGCTACGAACAATGGTGCCGATACTGGGATGAACAGATTTCCATCTGTGTCCTTGGCGAAACCTTGTCGACGGTCGTTCAAGGTCAAGGCTCCCGCGCGGCGGCGGAAACCCATGCGGAGCAGTTGGAGAAACTGGTTGATGCCGATGGTGATCTGACATCGGCCACGCTGGATTCGAGTCTCGTTCGCTGGCTGACAGTCTACAATTACCCCGGCGCGCGGCCGCCGCG